GCGCCCTCTTCGGTCAAACTGGCTGGAAATCCATCAATGATCTGCGTCGCGGTCGCTACGGAAAACCCGCTATAGCTGCCGTTCGCCGGCGTGGCGGGGCGCAATATCCGCACGACATGATTGGTCAGCACGCATTGAACAGGCAGCAGCGGCCGCTGCGCACAAATGAAATACGTGCCGCTCTCACCGACCAGGTAGTCGCCCGCCTGCGTATAGGATGCATCGAACACGCCCCACCAGATCGGCCGCCCGAATCCGGAGACGCTGCGGAACCGCTCGTCTTCGGCATTGAACGATGCAGAAAACTTAATCACCCGGTTGCGCGCGGCGAGAGGATCGGTCGGGCCACGAGGCCGGTAGACGATAAACTGGGTTCCGAGCTTGCGTGCCGCAACACCCATGCCCTTGCTGATCTTATCCTGCAAAGCGGTCCCGTCCATCACACCACCCAGGAAAGGCCGTTCGCGTTCAAGCCTTCCCCGGGCGGCACGCCAAAGAAAGCACACAGCCGCCGGCTCCAGATATCCAGCAGCCGCATCCTGTCCGCCACCTCATTGGCGTTATGCGTCCAGGCACCGGCTGCGTCGCTATCCAGATTGTCGCTGGAGGACGGCACAGCCATTTCAAGCTGCGACAGAACCGCCAAATAATTGCCGACGACGATTTCCTCGTCGGGCGATAAATTATTCATCCGGTATTCCAGCGCGCCATAGGCGGTATAGAAGCGCCATCCCATGTTCCCCGATGGCGACGCGCCATAGGCAGGATACCCGCAGAACCGCCTGACATCGGTCTTTTGCTGGTCCGAAAGCATCCTGCCTCCAAACAAAACGCGCGAGCGTCGGGAGCCGGCGGGTGGCGGGGCCAGCCCGCCAGACCTATCCCAGATGTTCGATCATCACCGCTCGCTTGAAGCTTGCATTTGTCGCCGTCGGCACCGTCAGGCTCGTCGTCGTCGTGTCGGAAGGCGCACAGAAACCACCGATCCAATACCAGGATTGCGCAATGATCTGCTGCAGCCGGTCGATCGGCTCACGCGTCACCATGCAAACCCCGTCGACCATGGAAACCAGCGAGTTCGCCGGCGCCACATCGTCGCTCGCCATGCCGGCAAAATCGCCCTCCACCAGCGCCCCCTGGCCGACCAGGATCGGCCGTCTGATATAGGCGCCCGCGATGGTCGGATGCGCCTGCACATACGACTCGTTGGTCAACACGAAACGCAGGCCAAGGAATTCATTGACCACGCCCTGGCCTGGCTTGAACACCTCGTTTGCCGAGGTGAGACCGATAAAGAGCTTTTGGAAATCAGCGTCGGCAAACAACTGCCTGGCACTAATCGGGTCCAGGTAGCAGTTATATGCACCCTCGATATCAGGCACGGCATTCAGCCGCAGATTGGCCACGCCATCCAGAATATTGGTCATGGACAGCGTGTCGCCTGCCTGGATCTGTGTCGAATTCGTCCTCCCGTTCGGCCGCAGGATCAAAGACGCGGTCGCGGCCTGCACACTGTTGAAGGCAGTACCGTCGCTGACCGAGACGTTGCCGGAAAAACTGAGCACGCCCGATAAACCGCCCGGCGTGATCGACGCGTTTGTCCCGTCTACCGACACACCAGTCAGCGTATAGATATCCGATCCCACGGTTACAGCCAACGGATTGCTGCCGCTTACCGCCTGCTGCACGCCATTGACGAACGCGGTCTGGAATCCCCGCACGTCGTCCACGGCAACGCTCGGTCCGGCGCTGCCCAGCGTCACGCGCACGAACGTGTTGCCGGCGAAATACGCATTGAACAGCGAATTGCGTGCCAAATCATCCAGACTTCGCGCCGCCTGCTCGCCGTTCACATAGGCATTGTGCAAGAACACGCTGGCAATCGCCACACGGCTCGTCACCATGTTCAAATCCATGGTCGCCGCATAATGATTGAGCGTAATCGTGAACTGCTCGGCGTTCCAGCTGCCGGAGGTCAAACCATTGTCAAGGTTCGTGTTCGTGTTGGCGGCGAGTGGCGTCGTCACCGCAGGCCGCAATCCGGCACGGGTCTTGGTCAGTGTCTCGCCTATGCCAACGGCAAACTCTTCACGGTCGGCGCATGCGCGGTAGCCGATTCTGGATCGCAGTGCCTGCTGAAACTCACGCTCCAGGAAGCCCTGCTGGATGATCGGCTGAAGCGCCAATGGAAAATTCGATACCGTCATTCAAGCCCCCAAAACTGCGGGGGCGGAGCCCCCTCCCGTTGCAGCCCATGCAAACTACCGAAACCAGGAACGTCTCGCCGTCGGCCTCACGTGCCCTCTCCCACGCGTGACGCGGGTGGCAAAGCGGTCCAATCCGCAAACACATGAACAATGCTGAAGATTTTGGCAGTGAGTCCGAGCCTAGGCAGAAGGTTGGGGCTCTGCCCCAAGCTCCGCCGGGCCTGGAGGCCCCAGACCGGCGATTATGAGCGCCGGCGTAGCAACTCCGCTCTGGCCAGCCGCCACTCGTCCAAACTCATGTCTGTCGCCAGCTTCCGCCGCGCCGGCGCCGGCGCCGGAACAGTGGCCGCGCTGCTCGAATTCGTAGCCCCAAACAACCAAGGCTTGTCTCGACGCAGCTTGGCGATGATCTCTGCCGCATCCCGGAACTCGCCGTCCTGGCCGATGAGCAAGGCCGCCGGATCAATCAGCTTCAACCCGTCCATGTCCACCATTCCGGCGCGTATGGCCTCCGCCTTCAACTCCCCTTGCACAAGCTGCGCACCCGCCTGCGCCTGAACATCGGCGAGCTGCCGTTCCAGCGCTTCCGCACGCGCGCGCAATACCGCTACGTCATTGTCCTCCTGAGGCAACTCCGCGCCGTCGCTCATCCCTCCCCCTCAGCCTTGATACGCGCCAGCTCCGCCTGCCTGTCCTCGATGCCATAGGTCGGAGCCAAAATCCTGAGCCCGGTCGCCCGCGAAATCTGCTTCGCAGCAACAAGCGCGTTCACCGTCTCCGCGATCCTCTGCCGATCAAGAGGATCGTCCGGGTACCACTCCGGCCAGTGCAACGTCAGCGTGGCGGCCGTGTTCAGCGGCGCGACCGGCTGGCCGTGAACCGAGAGCAGATAGACGTGCGATGCTCGTAATATCATGTGCGCAAGACGCAGCAGTCCGCCGCCATAGCTGATGCGCAAATTATCAACCAGCCAGATCAAACCCTGGTTCATCAACTCGATGGCGCGTCCGCTGGAAGGTGCGGTCAGCCGGCTGGAATCCACCCGGTTGCCGTGCACGCTCTCCAGCGCAAACTCACGTAGAATTCTCACATAATCAATCACGGCCTGGCTTGCCGTGCCGCCTATTTCCAGCAGCTTGGCATCGCCTTTCTCGCTGACCACCAGCGCGTTGGACGCCCCGCGGACCATCGTACCATCCAGCCCAGCTGGCTCACGTATCAGCAAAGTCGGATCGCTGCTGTACTTAAGTCCCCGGCCCGCCTGGCTGAGCTGGTAGTCGATCTCGATGTTTGTCTCGACAGCCGCGCGAAATGTACAAGCGCCATCGACACCCTTGCCGCCAGCGAGATTGCGTATCCAGACGATAGGCACAAATCCCAGCCGGTGCGCCACGCTCCTGTCATCGTCACGCACCGGCGGCAACGCACTGCCAACCTTTGCCGGCAGGAACCAGCTTTCGTCCGTCTCGTCCCACACGCGCACGAACCAGTACATGTCATCGACATCATCGATGTCATAGCCTTGCGCCGCAAGATCATGCCCCGCGACCTTAACCCGCTCCGTCACGCGCAGCAGCGTGCCCGGCGCTTGCGGGTCCCACACGGGCGTCAGGAACTCCGTATCCAACACCGTCACAAACACGCGCCCGCGCATGATGCGCAGCTGCAATGCCACCGAGCCCACGCTGCCGCGCAGCCCAGCCTCCGTCATCACCCCGTTCAGCCCGGCATCGTCGACCACCGATGCAAGAGCGTTCCTGACCGCGGCATCCGTGCATTCGATACCCGGAAAATGCCCGTCGCTGAACAGCAGCGCCACACTGTCCTCCACGACGATGCGCGCCAGCGCATAGCGCACGGAGGGCCTCCGGTGCCGAAGCGGAATATATTCGCCGGATGCCGTCCGCTCCTGATGGAATTCGTAGGGCAGCACGTCATAGATCGTGCCATCGAGTACGCGTCGTAACACACCGAGTGTCCACGCACGCTCCGGAAGGTCCCTGTCTCTCGGCACCAGGTCGCAAATCGTGCTGAACAAGGAGGGGCCTCTCTCGAACGTGCGCGAAGTGAAGCGGCCCTTTTTAGAAAAAAGAACCAAAAACGTTTGATCATGAAGGCAGGCTTCGGCCGTCAGGCACTCGAGGACCGGATAAAAATCTTCGTCGAATTTTATGCAGAAAAGAAAACCGTCCCACTACCTGTCAAACAACTCCACCCGTGCGAACCGCGCCGGCGGCTTCACCTCAAGCAGCATGGCGAAGGCACGCGACAATGCATCCACCTGATCATCCTTCGCCCCATGCGGAAACGCGGCGATTTCATCAAGGAACGGCCCGTTCCAGAAAGCCCTGCGCATACTCACCGTGCCGCCTGCCACCTGCGCCGCCACCGGCATCGCCCTTACCGACTTCGACCCGGTCTCAGGGCTCGCCATCACCTGGTAGCCGGCCAAGGCCTGAGTCAGGAACATGATCTGCGACCGTCCCGCCTGCCCCGGATCCTGCGGCAGACCGACAGCCACCGACACGCCATCCATGTTCGCAGCCGCACAGATCGCCGCCACCACCGCATCGGGTCCGGCGCGCAGCCTGATCACATCGTCCACAAAAAATAGCCCGGTCTCGCTGCGCAGGAGCTTGAGTCCCACCGTCCAGTCAGGATCGCCTGCGCGCGCATCCGTCGCCGCGAGGTCCCAGGCGCGCACCGCCACGCCGACGGGCAGAATATCGATGGCGCGAATGTTGCGCGGATCAAATATCTGCCCGCCCGCATCCAGCGGCGCCTGCTGAAACAGGGCGGAAAACTGCCGTTCGCCAAGCATCGCCTGTTTCTCCAATAGGGCGGCCCGGTTCTCCCAGCCTGGCCAAAGCGCCTCGCCCTGCGCCCGCCCCAGCGGGTCGCCAGGCTCCGCCAGCGCCGGAAGGCGCAGCGTCGTCCAGCCGCCCTGCGCCAGCAGCCGCCCGGCAAGATCGTCCACATGCCAGCGCGTCATGACCAGCACGATCCGTCCCGCCGGCTTCAGCCGCGTCACCAGGTCAGACCCGAACCACTCCCATAGCCGCTCGCGCGCGCTGAAGCTCTCCGCATCTGCCACCGACCGCACCGGGTCATCGATCAGCGCCAGGTCAGCCCTGCGCCCGGTCACCGCGCCATGCACGCCCACGGCAAAATACTCGCCGCCAGGCTCGGTCACAAAACTTCCGGCCGATCGGGCCTCACCGCGCAGCCGAACCTTCAGCCGTGCCGGGTTCTGGTCAATAAGCCCGCGCACCGCGCGCCCGAAATGCTCGCTCAGTCGCGCCGTATGGGACGCCGCGATCACGGCACTCCTGGGATGCTTCGCGAACCACCAGGCCGGGAAAATCCGGCTCGCATAGGTGCTCTTCGCCGACCCGGGCGGCAGCAGCAGCATCAGCCGACGCGTCTCGCCTGACGACACCTTCGCGAGCGCCTCAAGCATCGCCAGGTGATGCGCTGCCGGGGTCTGCCCTACCTCTCTCAGGGCAATCCGTGCCCATGCAGTCAGACTGGTCCGAACCCGTCCACGGACCGCTTGCTCCGTCGGCTCGACGACACGCTCAGACCTCATGCGTATCCTTATCCTCGGCGGCGGCCTTGTAGCGCGGCCTGCGTGCCGCCGAGGCTTTGGTCGCGAAGTGCGAGACGGCTACGCGCTTGGTGTTCAGAGCCCTATCGAGCTGACGCGACTTGTTCCGAGGTGAAGCGGGCACTCAACGCTGATGAAAATGCTAGACAAACAAGCATCCGCAGCGGGCCGGCGCGCGATAAAGGATTTTCCACTCAGACCGAACTCGATCTAGGAAGCCAAGGGGCTGTCCAAGCACCATGCCGGCACCGGGAGTGCCGTGAAGATCCTGTGAGGGGAAGATTGATGCAGCACGCTGCGGCAGCCTGCGCGCAAACCGCCATCGTTGATAAATTTATATCGAAAGTTGGGGCATCTGGGCAAGCAAAAAAGAACAGGGCGCGAACGATTTTTCTTCTTCTGCCATTTTGCGTCCTCTCCTGCAGTGGGGACAGCGAACTGCTCTTCTCCGGCCCGATCAAGCCGATGGCAGGCACCTGCGACCCGGAAGCGTCGGCGGCACTCACCATCCGCCACCGCGCTGTCCTCTTCGCCCCCAATACCGGCACACTCGCCCTCAGAGGCACAATCGACGCGGCCGGGCACATCACCGCCGGCCTGACCCTGCCAGGCGCGGACCGCACGCCGTATCACCTGACGCTCGACGCATCCCGTACCGCTGGAACCATTGCCGGCACCTATGCCACCCCGCGCTGCCGCTACGCCCTCA